CGCGCCGCCCATTGAGCGGACAAAGTTTGTGACTGTGCCGGGCAGAGACGGTTCACTGGATTACAGTCAGACCGTGCCGAAGCGGGCGACCTTCGATGACCGCACCGGAAAGATCGAATTCTACCTTGAGAACGACTACGAGGGCTGGGACTGGGAGACTGCGTACACCACCATCTGCGAACGCCTGAAGGGCAAGCGGGTGCGGTTTGCGCTGGAGGACAACCCCAGCCACTACTACGAGGGTCTTTTGTGGGTGAACCAGTTCAAGAGCGACAAGGGGCACTCGAAGATCACGCTGGAGTACCGACTGCATCCGACCATGTACACCCTGAAGGTGG